ATAGGCCTCCTTCGCATCACCGACGACGCCATTGAACACGAAGCGTGGCTCGGAGCCGCCGCGACCGTCTGGCACCGTGTGGTCGCAATACTGGGCGATCTCGTAGAGGCCCCATTTGTCGACCTGGTCGATGTCGATGTATTCGCCAAGTCCGAAGCGGTCATTGGTGACGATGTCGTAGAACACCCAGGCCGGGTTGTCGGTCCACGCTTCTTTGAACGTGCCATTCCACAGGCCCGAATAGGAGCGAGATGCCGGGTCGTAGTTGTTCGGCACCTTGATGATGCGGCCATAGACCTCGTAGGCGCGGGAGGGCACGCTGGAGCCGAACTGCTCGCCGTTGATGATGATGCCGATTACGGCTGAGTTTGGGTAGGAGAACTTGCTCTCTATCGTACCCTTGTAGGAGGCCCAGAAGAGGTCGCGCTGATCCTTTACGCTATCGGAGTCGTTGGAGAGGCGCATGACCTCGATCTCCCACGGCGCGCTGTTACCCGAAGGCGCCAAGGGCAAGCCGAACGTGTAGGAGCGATCGTAGGGTGCGTTGCACTTGCCCGAGATGACGATGTCTGCGCCGAACGGCATCTGCCACGCGCCGCCGACGTAGCGCACGCGGATGCGGAAGTGCACCTCGTTCGGGCCGATGTTGCCGTTGTCGTCGGATTTCGCCAGCGACGGCACGCGCATGGTGACGGTCGCCAGCGAGTAGTCCGGGTCGGAGATCGTCTTGATCAGCGGGTTGCTGGCCAGCAACTGAATGCCGACGCCCGTCTCGGCCTCAACCGAAGAGAAGCCGGGGATGTAGGTCTGATCGGGGTAGCCTGGGCGGAACTGGTAGGAGACGCCGTCGAAGTTCCAGGCGCCGACCTCGTTCATCAGCGGGGTGTCGTCGAAGAAGATAGATCGCGGGCCATTGACCAGCCCTTTGATCTCGCCTTCGCCGAGCAGGTCGACGATCTTCAAGGTTGCCGTTGAGCGCAGCGTGTTGGGGCTTTCCTTGCCGCCCGTGTCTTTGCTGCCGCTCTTGCCGCCGCCCTTGGCACCGATCAGTGGTTTGCGAACGTGCTGGTTCATCCTGCGCCTCCGACGAGAGTACCGCCCGAGATCGCGATGACAGAGCTGGCCACAGCCATGCTGTAGCCGTTGCCGACTGCGCCGGGGGTCTTGAATGTGATGTAAAGGGTGGCACCAGAGCGGGTGTAGAACGCGCCGTTTAGACGGATGTCGTCCGCCGAGTAGATGGCGTTGATGAGGTTGTCGATCGTCTGGCCGATGTCGGCGCTGATCTGCACCTGCCCACGGTGAGCGGGCGCGGTGGCGAAGGTGAAGGCGAAGCTGTTCAAGATCAGCATGTCGCCGTCAGTGGGTTCGTTGTAGAGGACGACAGAGCCGGCCGCCTGCGTGCCTTCCGGCGTCGTGCCAGACGACAAGGTGCTGGCCGCCGTGTATTCCGACGTCGAGATGCCAGCAGATATCAAAGTGGAGCCTACAAGTGTTCGCCCGTAGATCAGCGGCACTGGGTTGCCCTGCTCGGTGACATTGAGTTGGCCGTCGATGGTGAAGGACGAGTCGTCTTTCTGCTTGGTCGGCTTGACCGTCTTGGTCATGACCTGGGAAATGCCGGTGGCGATAAGACCGAGGCCCGCCGCAGCCAGCGAGCCCACGAAGTGCAGGCTGCCGACAGCCGAGACACCGCCGAGGGCAGAGGCAATTCCAGGAGCGATCACGGGGATGAAGAAGGCAGCAGCCAGCAGCACGACGCCGGCAATGATCTTGCCGATGCCGCCACGCTTGGCGCCACGCAGAACGGGCACGACATGCAGGTCGCCGCCTGGCAGCTTGAAGCCGACCTCTTCCTCGCCGAGGTTCCAGCCCTTCTTGAGGGAGGAGCCACAGACGATCCTGAAATTGTGCTTCTCGACGAATTCGCGGAAGCCCTTTAGCTGCACGGACAGCGCACGGGTCGCCTCGGCGATCGACGCGACGTCCAGCTCGAAGGATGGTCCGAAGGTCTTGGCCGCCAGCCCATAAAGTCGAATACGTCGAAGCATTACAGGTCCTCTGGCAGGTCCTTGTGGCGGACCATGAAGTCGATCTTCTGGCGCCACCGCACGCCCTGACTGCGCAGGGACAGGCTTTCGCCGGGATGATGGATGAAGACCTGGTCGCTGACGAACAGGCCCGCATGATTTCTCTTATCAGAGCGCAGGCTACAAATAAAGCCATCGCCAACTTTCGGTGCAACGCGTTGCACGCGCTCGAAGCCGTGCTGCTCGAAGAGGTCCTCGTAGAGATCGAAGTCCGGCTTATCCCACCAGTCGGGGTCGCGGGGCACATCGTCGAAATAGACGCCCTGCAGCCGGTGCCAGTCGCGCACCAGTGAGAAGCAATCCATGATGCCGTGCAGGAAGTTGCGGCCGAGCAGCGGGCGAATGGGGAGCTGGTCACCCCACCATACCGGCGTCGAGGAGGAGCCGTGCTGGACAATGGATATGCCGAACGGGACCGCGTAGGCGATCTGCGTTTCCATATCGACCTGGCTAGGCTCGTGCGTGGGCGACACCACCTTGCCGTCAACCGTGTCCTCGGTGTGCGAGTGGATGATGCCGGCCAGCCGATCGAGCAGCGGCGTGATCTCGGCATCGGCGACCGCGAAATAGTTGCGGGCGTCCTGCGCGACATTGTTGAGCGGGACCAGCGTGCCGTCGGTCAGGATGGCCGCGACTGCCTCGTCGGGCGCCATGCGGACAGCATGTTCCCGCCACGCGTTGATCGCGACGGGGTACTGGGTGTTGAGGCCGATATCATACGCGAGTGCGAGCGACACCGGGGAAGCCACCGAAGGGATAGACAGCATTTGGGCCAAACCTTACTTTGCAACATGTGTTGAGTTTTCGGCTGGGCCTGTCCTGGTCGGGACTGACCGCGTTGCCGTTGGTGTCAAATGACGCCCCGCCTTCGTACGGGCACTGCACCTTGGAGTAGTCGAAGGCTCCAGCGTCGGCGTTCCAGACCCGGTAGCGCCACATGCAGAAGTCGCGCACAACGATGCGGCCGGGGATGGTGCGGCCCTGCTGGTCCATTGCTGCCGATAGCTGCCACTCGACCTGAAACTTGTTGTGCGCCGTCTTGCGCTCGAAGACGTAGACCTCGGGCGAGAACATCGCGTCCGGGTTGGCCTCGTCGCCGTCGTCGAGGAACTGCGAGTAGGTCTTGTAGCGGGTGATCTTTGCCCCGATCAGGTCCTGATAGGCGGCAGCCGCGCCCGATATCAGCCGGGTCGAGTTGGTGATCCTGAGTTTTGGCTGGGGCAGGGTGCCCGTGCCCGACCACTCGAAGCCGTCGGCCTCGACGTCGGCATAGGTGAAGACGATGCCCTGGAAGGTGACTTGACCCGACGGGCAGAAGCTCCACTGCTCGTTGACGCCGATTGGCGACAGGTCGACCAGGTAGAGATGAACAAGCGTGCCGGGCTCTAGCTTCTGCGATGCGCGCTGGACTAGGGGGTGCGTGATGGTCATGGCGCGAAGACCTCGGTGAAGGTGGCCGTCAGCGTATCGCTGATGGGGTCTACATGTGTTCGGTTCCACTTCTCACAGCGCCACAGGCGTTCGTCGACCTCGCCGGGGACGATGAAGACGAAGCCCTTATAGCCAGCGCGTTCGCGGAAGAAGTCGACGATGGTCGAGCACTCGTCGCGGCTGAGGTTTTCGAACGTGATCGCGTAGGAGCCCGAAATGCTGTTGATGCCGTCCCCGGCGCGCTGGGCATAATTGTTGCCAAACTGCGCCGTCAGCACCTTTGCCGTCTCTTCGAGCGCCGAGCCGACCGAGATCGCCACCTGCGGAGGCAGCGCCAGGGCTGGGATGCCGGGAAATGTCGTCATGTCTTATCTCCTGTAAAGCTGACCGCCCGGCCGCAACTGATCGGTGATGTAGGCGCTGATCTCCTGCTTGAAGCTCTCGCTGACCTGCTTGCCGATCGCCTTGGCCTGCGCATGATCCTTCGCCGCATCGCCCGAGCCGCCCTGCGTGGTGATGGACAGCTTGATGTCGCCGAAGTTGACCGCACCGCCTGCCGAGGAGCCACCGCCACCCTGCGACTGACTGGACGACACAGAGCCAACCCTGCCGGCGTTGTACTCCTTGGTCTCCTGACGGTTGAGCACGCGCTCGCCGGTCTGGCCGATGATCGGGACTTCGCCAGGCTTGAGGCCGATCATGCCGCCCGTGTGGTAGCGCATGGCGCCCGCGAAAACCAAAGGCGAGACGCTGCGGGACTGCTGGGCATTGCCGATCATGCCGCCGACGTGGTGCGAGCCGAACAGGCCACCGCCGAAGAGCGACGAAATGAGCGACGACAGGATGCCGCCGAACTGGCCGAGACCTGGGACCGCCTGGGCGAGAGGAGCCAGCAATCCACCAATGCCCTGACCCATGCTGGCGACCTGCGGGGTGGCCGTCTGGGCACTGGAGCCGACACTTGCGATCTTAGGCGCAGCCGTGCCCGCAGCGTTGCCAGCGCTGCTGACCGACTGGGTCAGGCCATCGAACTTGTTGGCAGCGTCCAGCGCCGCCTGGATGCGCGTCTGGTCACCGGAAGCGACAGCCGACTGTAGCTGCTGGTTGAGGGCATAGGCCTGCGACACCTGCTGTTGACTGCCGGTCTGGCCGATCTGCTGTAGCTGGGCCTGTGCTTCGCGCGCCTGCTCGACGATCGTCTGGTAGGGATTGGTCGCCTTGCCGCTGGCTGCGATGATGTCAGCCTCCTTGTTGCGACGACCGGCATTGATGCCGCCATTGTCGTTCTGGAGGTTGCGCACAGCCTGGGCGATCTGCTGGACGTCGCCCTTGGTGGCAGCGTCGGCGACAGAGCGCGGCAATGAGCCGTAGTTATAGCCAACAGACGTAAGGCCAGCCTGCGCGCCCGTCGGCAGGCTGTTGAAACGATCGGCGCCGATCTGGTTGCGGATGGTGCCCTGAAACTCTGAGACACGACGCGTCAGATCGGCAGAGGCGTCCTGCATCGAGACCACAGAGTTCTGGGTGATCTTCGAGATCGCGCCCGTCGCTGCATTGGTCGTGGTATCGGAGCCGTAGCCGGCCCTGTAGGCATTGACGTCAAACTTGGCGTTGGCCTGATAACCTTCGAAGCCCTTTAGGATGTTCGAGGCCATGGATGCGCTGGACTGCCCATCGAGTGCGACAGGGACAGGCGTACCGCCGCTAACACCACCGCCGATGCTACCGCCTACCGAGGCGCCGTTGACGGTGACATTGGTTGCGTTGACGGTTGCCGTCGGGCTGGCGATCGTGCTCGGACCCGCGCCCTTCGAAGAGCCGAGGAGATTGTTAAGCCCGAGACCCTGGAAGGCCTGCGCCATCAAATTCTTGAAGCCGGCGTTGAGCAGGCTCTTGCCGAAGTTCTTGAGCATGCCTGCGAAGTCGGAGTTGCCGTCGACGATCAGGTTGGTGAGGTTTTCCGAGATGCCGTCCAGCGCCGTGTTCCAGGCGTCGGCGATCTTGTCAGCCATCTTCAAGTTGTCTTCGATGAACGAGTCAAAGCCCTGCTGGATGCCGGCGATCGGGTTCTGCTCGTAGGCGTCCTTCAACTTCTTGAGGGCGTCGTAC